ATGGATGCTTACGAAGGTAATGCAGAAATGATAGAAATGTGGCGAGAAGTATTTAACAAAATTGATGAACATTTTAAACAAGGAGAAGTGCAATGAAAGCATTAGAATGGGATAGACTTACTAACATTAGTAAGACACAAAAACCTTTTCGTGGGACTACAAATCGTTTTCCTATCGACAAGAGAACTCACAATACAAAGTGTTTCTATATTGAAGAACACAATGGCGAGCAAGTGTATGTGATTACCTACGGCTTTAGACACAACGAGCATTACCATACTAAAGAAGAATACGAAGCCGACAAAGGAAAGATTCATTGCCGAGAGTGGGAAGAAGATGAAACTAAAAAGTATGTAACCTACTCACCTGTGCCTAGAGAGTTGGGCATCGTGCGTTCTGACAATACCTTTGAGTTTACTGCGCCTTATTATGGGCAAGGAGATAATCAGATCATGAGTATGTGGAGTCGTGGTTACTTTTCTAGGAGTTCACGACATGGTGGAATGGTATATAGCGAGCGTAATCTAAGCGTGTTCCATCCAATCTTTAGAAATATGAGAGTTAATTGCGATACCATGATGCCAGCAGAAGGTAGCGAATACAAAATTGTTGGTAAGCGGGTCAGCCGTAAAGATGCTAAAGAGTTTCTTAGTGGATACGATGACTTCTACAAGGTCAATGAGGTTATGTTCAAAGCGATGGACTATAAAAACTTTATGGATACTGTCGTCGATGTTGCTGGTCAGAATAATATTAACTTTGAAAACTGGGGCATAGACCGAGACGCTAGAGAAACTTTGCATAAATTCTTTGAAGCTAATAAGAGTAGTGCGCCATTGGATGCGTGTTGTGCGTTCGTTCTTGCTGATGATATTCAACAGATGTATCGTCGTGTGCGCTTTCATATCGGTAAGGCTAACTATGGTGTAGCTGATGACATTGAATTGCAGAATTTATTTGACAATGTCAAGCGTAGACTTAACAAAGAGTTGTATCGTAGGAATCCACAATGTATGAAACTAGTAGAGCATACGCCAAACCAATACTATGCGCCGAGCGAATGGGGTGTGGAAATTACTGTTAATGGTAAAGAAGTTGAACAATACTAAGGAGAAGTAAATGAGCTATATCGTAGATGGTTTTAAAACCGAAGAACTGGCATCAAAAATAGATGCGTCACCATGTAAGAAACTAATACAAGAACTGAACTTCAAGTATGGACTCAAGGTGATTGACTCTAGACCACTTCAAAACTGGGGTGCGGATAACATGGAGTTTTATTTAACCGAATCGACTGGTGCTTTTGTTGCTGGTCGTGTGTGGACATACAAGGAAGATGGAAACATTATCTATAACTTTCGCACACCATACTATCGCAAAGATAGGGGATCAGATACCGCAGATAGAGAAACAATCCATAGCAAGAAACTTTCTACATTGATGACTACATTGAAACGGCAAGATGTTGTTCCATCATTGGGTGGAATGTTAAAGAGTCGGCATCAAGATTCTTTTGAGAACGCAGTCAATAATCTAGAATCTCATCATGGTAATACTTATAAGCGTGTCGAGTTAGAACCCGATGAACTTCATGCGTTGTTGCGTAAAGCCATCATAGGTGTAAATACTAGTAACCTAGATATAAATAAATGTAAAGAACTTCTTGACAAATACGATAAGATAGATAGAATCAAAGATGAAAGAGCTAAGGATGTTGAAAGATTTTTTGGCGGTGGCTTTCATGCGGTAGGCGCAGACAAGCTAGGTCATTTAGTCATCGGCACTCTAAAGCGTATTGACTCTAGTAAGTATGAAATTATCAATCCATTCAAGCGTGTAAAGGATTTATCAGAGCATGAGGAACTACAACCAATTATGCTAATGCAAAAAACAATCTTTCAAGATAGAACTGCCTTTGGCGAGACAGCTAAGATACATTCAAACTATGTGCCAGTAGCTAATGAATATATGGCAGACCTTGATATTGCCTACTGTTCGGTGCGTGGTGTTGACTACTTTGATCTTGCTTGGATTCTTGTTCCATGCTCGACAAACTAAGCCCAATTGTGCATCAATATAACTGGAATTTGTATCGTGTGCCTTTGCGTAAGGTAGGAAATAAATACACGATGTATGTGGCTGATGGATTTACTCGGGAATTTGATGAACATACATTACCCGATGAAGTCAAAACCAAGATGGCTATGATACTGTCTAGATATAAACAGATGCTACAAGATCACGAAGTAACTGAATTAGCTTTGCTTGCTACTTGTCACGACGAAGATATGCAAGAGATAGGGTGGCGGTCAAGTGACAGTTGGTTCGTCATAGTATTGTCGTCTCAGTCGTTAATGAAACTAAAAGGAGAAGCGTAATGGCACAAACCCCCGAAGGGAAAGTGAAGGACAAGGTCAAGAAGATACTCAAAGAGCAGAACATATATTATGTGATGCCAGCGACAGGCGGTTATGGTAGTAGCGGTGCGCCTGATTTCCTAGTGTGTCATAAAGGAAAGTTTTTTGGCATAGAGTGCAAGGCGGGAGATAACCAACCGACTGCGTTGCAAACTGACAACATGAACTGGCTTGAAGATAACGGCGGAACTGCTATTGTCGTAAATGAGAATACAGTTATGCCTTACATGGAGTTGTATTTTAAATAAAGGAGAAGTGAAATGAGATTATATCCACGCAAGTATCAGGTAGTAGAACCAGTAGTAAAAGAACCTGAGAAACCAAAGCTAACCGATAAAGGTTCTAAGTTTGTTTGGACTAAAGGCGCTGATGTTATGAAGACTTTTAGACGACATGGATTTGTCCCGCCATCAGAGTATCGCAACGACTACTTGTTCAAAAAGAATCGAGAACTAACCAATGAATGAGAATGATTTACGAGATTGTTTTGCTATGTTTGCTATGATGGGGATTATTACTAGAGGTGGACTACACCCCGAACTAATGCCCGAAGACGCTATTGCAAGAAGGGCATACCAACAAGCAGACGCAATGATTGAAGCAAGAAAACCGCCCGACATGGGCATAACCGCAGTAAAACCTAAAAGGAGAAGTAAAGATGGCAAAGCAAGCTGACAATGTAAACAGTCCAGCACACTACACTACTGGTGGAATTGAAACCATAGACTTTATCGAAGCAAAGAACTTAGGTTATAACTTAGGTAATGTCGTCAAGTATGTTTCTAGGGCACACTACAAAGGTAGAAAGATTGAAGACTTAAAGAAGGCTGAGTGGTATCTAAAGCGTGAGATCACCGCATTGGAGAAAATATCATGAACAATGAACCAGTAGCGTGGAGAAAAGTAGTCGGTAATGTAACTAAACATTATCAATACAACGAAATGGGTGAAGGCACTCCGCTTTATCTGCATCCAGCAAAGACACTAACAGATGAGGAAATAGAGGAAGTGTTTAGAACTGTGGAGCAAGACTTTGCTTTAACAGAATCTAAAAAATCCGATGGTGGTTGGAGAAACTTTCCTGTTGAATTGGGCAGAGCAATACTAAGAAAGGCACAAGAGAAATGATTGGATTACTAACCGCTTTCTTTTTATACTACGGCGATGCTCATTGGATTTGGTGGGTGATTTGGGCAATTTTAGAGGTTGGTGAATTAGTAAAGTTCATAAGAAACTCATGAGATTTTTTATTGTTATAACCTTATTGTTACTTAGCGCGCTGGCACATGGTGTAGTCGTATGCGAGACTAAGGATGGTCGCACTTGCTGTTGGGATACCGAGAAAGACGGAGTATTCAGACCTCTTTCATGTATGTAATTTCGTAGGGAGTTAGGTTTATACTTGACTCCCTATTTTTGTAACTATACACCCTCTTATTTAATGAACATAATTACGCTGGACTTTGAAACTTATTACGCTCAAGACTATTCACTATCTAAGCTAACGACTGAGGAATACATCAGGGACAAACGATTTGAAGTAATCGGTGTTGGTGTTAAGGTTGGCGATGGTGTGGCTGAATGGTTTTCTGGCTCACACCTCGAGGTTCAAAAATACCTATCCACGCTCCCGTGGAAAGATAGCGCATTACTTTGCCACAACACGATGTTCGATGGTGCAATCCTTGCTTGGCGCTTTGGCATAAAACCAGCGCTATACCTAGATACTCTTTGCATGGGTCGGGCTACCAATGGTGTCGATGTAGGTGGGTCATTGGCTTACCTCGCCGAGCGTTATAACTTGGGTAAAAAGGGAACTGAAGTCCTTGACGCAAAAGGCAAGAATATAACTGGTTTCACAAATAGCGACCTTGCCCAATACGGCGAATACTGTAAAAACGATGTAGAGCTAACTTTTAAGCTCTTCCAAGTATTGTCGAGCGCGTTTCCACCTGATGAGCTTTCTTTGATTGACATGACCTTACGCATGTTTATTAACCCGATCTTAGAGGTTGATGATGCGTTGCTCAATGAAAGGCTGGAAGAATTAAAGCATGAGAAATTACAGTTATTAGGGACACTTAAAGTTACCTTGCAATGTGAAAGCGAAGAAGAAGTTCGTAAGAAATTAGCAAGCAATAAACAATTCGCTGCGGTGTTGGAGAGCTTTGGTGTTGAAGTCCCAATGAAAGAAAGCAAGACCACTGGCAAACTGACCTTTGCACTGGCAAAAAATGATACGGGCTTTATGTCTTTACTCGAACACGAAGATCCAATAATTCAACAACTCGCTGCGGTGCGTTTGGGAACTAAGTCTACTATTGAGGAGAGTAGGATTGAACGATTCATTGATGTTGGAAGTAGAAACAAAGGAAGATTACCAATACCGCTCAAATATTACGGGGCGCACACGGGTCGTTGGGCGGGGTCGGACAAGGTTAACTTCCAAAATCTGCCGTCCCGCGACGCAAAGAAAAAGGCTCTTAAGAAAGCGTTGGTTGCCCCCGAGGGCTACGCGATTATCAACTGCGACTCGTCTCAGATTGAGGCAAGAGTTCTTGCTTGGCTTTCGGGTCAGACCGACTTGGTTCAAGACTTCAAACTGGGAAATGATGTTTACTCCACATTTGCGTCGAAAATATATGATAAACCTATTACCAAAGAAAACCCTATTGAAAGGTTCGTGGGTAAAACCTGCATTCTCGGTCTCGGATATGGTACTGGCGGATTAAAGTTACAACACACGCTAAAGACTAGTCCGCCTGGGGCTGATTTGGAAATAGAAAAGTGTGAGCAAATAGTTAAACTATACAGAGATACCAACGACATGATTGTTAAGCTGTGGCGCGAAGGAGATAAAGCGTTAAAACAATTAGCCGATTGGCAACCCGAACAAAAACCTTTTTACTATGGTAAGCACAGATGCGTAAGGATTGTGCAAGAAGGTATTGAACTACCTAACGGGTTATACATACGTTATCCTGAGTTACAGATCACTGATGAATCTAAAGGCGGATACCAATACAAATCACGAAAAGGCCCCGTGTCATTATGGGGCGGGTCAGTTGTGGAAAACGTAGTTCAAGCGCTGGCTAGGATTATTGTGGGTCAGCAGATGATTAAACTTACAGAGCGTTATAGACCAGTGCTAACTGTCCACGACGCTGCGGTGTGCGTAGTTCCCGAAGATGAGATAGATGAGGCTTGTGCATGGATTGTCGAGGTCATGTCTACCCCACCAGACTGGGCTAAGGATTTACCCGTAGCTTGTGAAGCTCACTATGGACTTAATTACGGAGATATGGAAGAATGGAGAGCTAATGGGTAAGCATAAAAAGCCTAAAAATGCTAGTAAAAAACAACAGAAATGGCAAGCAAAAACTTTGTCAGAAATGTTTGATAATATAAGACGCGGTCAAGAATATGTGACTGTCGTTATGCAAAGAGATAGTTGGGAAACACTACAATGGGCTATTGCAGTTGCCCTAAGAGAAGAAGACAAATTTATTGAGGAAAATCAAGTGCCTAAGAAAATTATAGCCCCTGCGGTTAAAGATAAAAAGACTGGTGTTATCATAGAAGCTCCTTCAAAGAAGTGGGCGCATGACCAGATAGAAGCTAAAGAGCATATCAAAGATAAGAATGCAAAGCGGGGCTTTGTTACTAATGAGGATAAGTTTGTTAAGCGTAAAGAAGCCGCGAAGATTGCTAAAAAAGCTGGTCAAATAAAAGACAAAGATATCAAGAAGTTACATTCAAGCGACCTGCGTAAGGCTGGCGGATTAGCCAAGAAAAAGATTAAATGAAAGAGCCAATTCCTTTTTATGGCTTTTTAGATTTAGAAGAGCCAGTAGTTAAAATGACTCAGGAAGAAGTAGCTATTGTATTGGGGGTGAGCCGACAGACAGTTAATAATATTGAGAAAAACGCGTTCAAGAAGATTCGTAAAGAATTGTTTAAAAGAGGTATTGATAAGGAAGATATTCTATGATTGAGAAATTGCTAAAAGAAGAAATGAAAAAATATTACGAATGGCTTGAAAATTATTTAAAACAATGTAATATGTCAACATGAACTTTACTTGGTCGTTCTCCTCTCTAAAAGAATATGTTAATTGTCCTCGGCAATATCAGGAACTTAAGGTATTAAAGCGGTTTGAAAAGAAACAAACTGAGCAGATGCTATACGGGACTGTTGTCCATAAGGCATGCGAAGACTATGTTCGTGAGGGTAAACCCTTAGAGAAGAACTACCAAAGATTTAAACCCGTATTGGATGAATTAATTGCTATTAAAGGAACTAAATATCCTGAGCATGAAATGGCTTTGAAAGCAGATAAGTCGCCATGCGGGTTCACTGACAAAGATAGATGGGTTCGGGGTATCGTAGACTTGTTAATTGTAGACGGAGAGCAAGCGTATATTATTGACTACAAGACTGGTTCTAATCGTTATCCTGACCCCAAGCAGTTAAAGTTGATGGCATTGATGACTTTTGCCCACTTCCCCGAAGTGCAAAGAATTAAAGCTGGATTGTTATTTGTAATGCACGAAAGCTTTATGGATGAGGAATATTCTAGGCATCAGATTCCAAAGCTATGGAGTTACTTTAGTACAGACCTTGAAAGATTAAACATATCATACGAAAATAATATATGGAATCCAAACCCTACTCCTTTGTGTGGCTGGTGTCCAGTTAAGAGTTGTGAGTTTCATAAGGAAAGATAATGATTGAACCACTAGTAAAACCTACCCCTCTCGATAATGATGTTGCAGTTATGAAGATAGTTCAGTTGCTTGGGCAGTTAACCCCAAATGACATTAAGTATGTTCAACAAGTAGTATTGCAAGTTGCCAATGTGGTGGAGGCGTAATGGATATTCGAGTAAAAATTGTTAAGGAAAACAAAGATGGTTCTGCCGACGCTGAAGTTAAGTTTGATAAAGAAGGACTCGAAGTCCTTGTGCAGTGGGGGCTTGTTGCTATGCTTACCAAAGCAATTGATGCGTACAAGCCTAGACCCGAGGAAGCTAGCGCGCCTGTTATTAAACGGGCTAGAAAGAAAGTAAAATAATATGCCATATGTTAATAAACCTAGACCATATAAAAAAGAATATCAACAAGAGAAAGCTCGAGGTGAAGAACCTCGCCGTGCAGAACGCCAACGCGCTCGCCGCGCTATTGATAAAAAGTTTGCAGACAAGAATAAAAACGGTAAAGCAGATATTCGTGAAGGCAAAGATGTTGCGCACGTTAAGGCTTTGGATAAAGGTGGCTCAAATAGAGCTGGTGTATTTATTGAAACTGCGCATGGTAATCGTTCTTTCAAAAGGGATTCAAAAGGTAACTTGGTTTCTGAGAAATCTAAAGGCGAAAAAGGCGAAAAGAAATTAAGTAAGGTAGTAAAGCTTAAGAAGTAAAAGTTGTGTCGTTAGGCATGAGTAGACATTGAAGATTTTTATTGGTTTTTTTCTTCATAGGTAAAACAACCATGTCAGTTGGGCGGTGTTTTTGAAGTCTTTGTACTTCTCCTTGGCGCGTCAGGCTCAACCGACTAACCCCCGTAAGGGGTCGACGTTATATATAGTTAAAGGATAGTTGTGGAAATTGTAGATCAGCAAGCAATTAAATTTAAAATAAAATCTGACAGAGTACCCCTTGTTACTGACTACCTTGAAAGAAGTGAAGTCTTGGAGAATAACGGGGATGACGCTGAACTATTGGTTTATTGGGGCATTGAAGAAATGCAACATATGGTCAAAGTCTATGGCGATAAAGTTCCTTCACCGATACAAAAAGATTACGAGTGGCCCGGAATACACACACCTTTCAAACACCAAGAAGTTACAGCAGCGTTCCTATCATTACATCAACGCGCATTCTGTTTTAACGAAGCAGGTACAGGTAAGACTTCTTCAGTTGTTTGGGCGGCAGATTACCTGATGCAACAGGGTTTAGTTAAAAGAGTTTTAGTTATTTGCCCACTATCCATTATGTATTCAGCTTGGCAAGCTGATATCTTTAAGACATCCATGCACAGAAGCGTGGCGGTAGCGTATGGCGACGCAGAAAAACGCAAGAAAATTATTAACGGTATTTATGAGTTTGTCATCATTAACTATGATGGTGTAGGCATCGTGCAAGAAGATATTAAAAATGCAGGGTTTGACCTGATAGTAATTGATGAAGCTAACGCTTATAAAACAGTTACGACTAAGCGTTGGAAGACGCTAGCAAAATTAATTACACCCTCAACAAGGCTTTGGATGCTTACTGGTACACCAGCTTCTCAGTCACCACTAGATGCGTATGGCTTGGCACGTTTGGTCAGCCCAGGAAATGTTCCTAAGTTCTATACGGCATGGCGAGATAAAGTCATGTATCAAGTATCTAGGTTTAAATATATGCCCAAGCCAACGGCAAGAAATGATGTGCATAGAGCGTTACAACCAGCTATTAGGTTTGAGAAAGCACAATGCTTAGACTTACCTGATGTAACATACCAGACCCGTGTAGTCCCACTTACACCACAGGTCAACAAATACTACCAAGCCATTAAGAATCAAATGCTTATCGAAGCGGCGGGTGAAAAGATTAGTGCAGTTAATGCGGCGTCTAAGTTAACTAAGTTGTTACAGATTTCGGGCGGTGCGGTTTATACCGATACCCATGAAGTCATAGAGTTTGATATTAGTCCCCGCCTTAATGCATTAATGGAAGTGATAGATGAGACGCTACACAAGGTTATTATTTTTGTTCCGTATCGTCACACTATACAGTTGGTTTCAAACCATTTAAAAGCTAACAATATCTCTAATGAAATTATTAGTGGAGACGTGTCAGCTAGAGAGCGGTCTGAAATTATTAGTAGGTTTCAAATGTCAGAATTTCCACGAGTTCTAATTATTCAACCACAAGCTGCATCGCATGGTGTGACTCTAACCGCCGCTAATACTGTTGTTTTTTGGTCGCCGGTCATGAGTGTGGAAACATATCTGCAGTGCGTAGCTCGTATTGACCGCGTAGGTCAGGTTAACAAAATGACTGTCGTACATTTGCAAGGCTCTGAAATAGAACGAAAAATGTATTCTATGTTGCAGAACAAAGTTGATAACCACGAGAAGCTAGTTGACCTGTACAAAGAGGAGTTAGGTATAGAAGATGAGTGATACAACCTTAGATGAATTAGTAAAAATTTACTTGACAATTAGATCCGAACGTGAAAAAATGGAATCTGATTGGAAAGATAAAGATAAAGAATTACACAATGAACAAGCCCTCTTGGAACAACAAATGCTAGGTATCTGTAACGACACCAATGCAACAAGCATTAAGACCGAAGAAGGCACAATCATTAAGTCGTTGAAGGAAAGATTTACGTTGTCAGACAGAGGAGCGTTTGATGACTTTGTCCGTGAGCATGATGCCGTAGAGTTGTATGAGGCTCGTATTCATCAGGGCAATTTCAAAGAATTCATGGCTGAGCATGCAGACGAAGGTTTGCCGCCCGGTGTGAATGTTATGAGGGAGTTTACAATCGTTGTCCGTAAACCAACCTCTAAAGTTAATTAAGTCAAAGGAGTAGTAAACATGAGTACACAGTTAGTTAATCTTAGTGAACTTGGCGCGCTGGCAAATGTAGGTGGATTGGATGAAGATACACTTGCCGTTGCTGGTGGTAATCGCCAAAGCAATAAACGTATTTCAATCAAAGGCGGAGTATTCCGCAAGTATGCAGGTGGCAAAGAAATCGGTGCAATCGAAGACCGTTACATGAATGTCATCATAGTAAAAATGGCACACAAAGCCTCACGTATGTTTTATGACAAAGGCTACAAAGAAGGTGAGAAGGTAAGCCCAGCTTGCTGGTCATCTGATTCTGAAAAGCCTGATGCGGACGTAAAAACTCCAGCATCATCTAGTTGTTTATCTTGTCCCAATAGCGCTAAAGGTTCAGGCGATAATGGTTTAGGCACAAAATGCAAACTGTCGTGGCGCACCGCAGTCGTTTTACCGAACGATCCAGCAGGTGATGTTATGCAGTTAGTCCTACCAGCTACCTCAGCGTTTGGTAAAGAAGATAATGGTCGTTGGCCTTTCCGTCCTTACATCCAGCACTTAGCGTCACACAATGTGTCAGCCGGCCGGGTTGTAACTAAGATGGCTTTCGATACAAAATCTCCTACACCAAAAGTATTGTTTGCTCCGGTTGGTGCAGTACCAGATGGTGATTTGGAAATCATTGCCCGTCAAGCCAAAAGCCCAGCGGCAGAAGCAGCTATCAAGCTGAACGTATTCCAAACCGACTCTACTGGTGATGCAGAAGTTGCCCAGCCAGAGGAAGTTGCAGAGCCAGTCAAGCGGGAGTCAAAAGCATCCGCCGGTGAGAAGGCATCCGACGTATCGGATATAGTTAAAAAATGGTCTAAGAAGTAAGGAAACAGAATGCCACGGACGTATAGCAAAGAATTTATTAACGAGTTGGGAACACTGCGACCCTTTGATACCACTGGGGTTCAGCTAGCGAAGGCTTGTATAAGAGCAAACCTGCCGGCAAAGTATGTAGCCGTTGCGCTAGAAGTTACTCGTATGACGATTCATAGCTGGTTCCGTGGCAAACCTATCCGTGATAAAAACCGCAAATTAGTTGCTACATTTACAGACTTAGTTGAAAAGGATTTGGATGACGGAATATTGCCAGCCAAGACAACCGCTAAAGCTAAGGCTTATATTGAGGAAATGATAGGCGAAAAGATTTAACCCTAGGGGAAACCCTAGCCTTATAACCGAGCCGAGGATATCTCGGCTTTTTAGACTCTGCGCATATGTTAAAACAATTTTACGAGAAAGCATTGCCATCGCAGGGTGTTTATTGTGTAAGTGGTATAGATCCGAATAACAACAAAATAACGAACCGCTTTGCAGAAACACTTGAAGATGTATTTGAATTAGTTGAGAAGTTTAAAAAGAAGAAAGTAAACGTATATGTAGCGCCAGCATCATTTGAAGGTTTTAGTAGGAAAGCAGAGAGTTGTGTTTATGTTAGGTCTTTTTTTATTGACATAGATACACACGGCAAAAATTCATACGATGACAAAGAGGGTACGCTAGAAGCCCTTCAACAATTACTTAGCGCAACGGAACTACCTAAACCTACCTGCATTGATTCGGGTGGCGGACTTCATGCCTATTGGGTTATGGATAGGGATATACCCTATGAAGAATGGAAACCCTTAGCCGAGAAGTTTAAATCTTTATGCCTTAAACACATAGCTATAGATACATCAGTGACAGCAGATGGCGCTAGGTTGATGCGTTGTCCTGATACATTTAACTACAGATATACGCCACCAATTATGGCTACTGTGTTGGATGAAGAAATAACAGTCTATGACTTTGATGAGTTTAAAAAGTTTATGGATGAGGTCGAAACTGACCAGCCAGCCCAAGACCCGTTTGCAAATGTACGTAGAGGGTTAGACGAAGATACGCTAGCTATGAAGCGGGTAGATAACTACCAGTGGGACTTTTATAAAATCGCTCAGCGTTCGCTGTCTGGTGACGGATGTGCCCAAGTTAAGTATTGGTTAGAAAACGCTGATACGCTTGGCTATGACGACTGGTTCTCCAGTATGAACATCGCTTATTTCTGTGCAGACGGAGATAAGATGATTCATGAGGTATCTAAAGATCACCCAGACTACACAGAGAAACAAGTAGAAGAAAAGAAACTTGAGTTTATTAAACGCGGCAAACCACAGACTTGCGAGTACTTGGCTAGCCAAAACCCTGACAGATGCAAAGGATGCAAACATCGTGGAAAGATTCATACACCTATCGTTTTGGGCAAGACTATTAAGGAAGCAACCGAAGAAACTTCAATCGTTGCCGAAACCCCAAGAGTCGAACCAATCCCAGAAGCAATCTCAGCCCTCTTTGAAAAAACCAATGAAGCGGAGCCAGTTCGGCAGACACAGAATACCCAAAAAATTCCAGTCTTCCCAGACTATTTAAAGCCATACATTCGTGGAGAAGTTGGTGGTATTTATTACACTCCGCCACCGAAGCAAGATAAGAAAGGTCAGGTACATTACGAAGACCCAGTAGAGATACTTGCCCACATTCTTTATCCGACGCGTAGACTATTTAGTCCTCTAGATGGTGAGTGTATGACGATGAATTTGATTCTTCCTAACGATGGACTAAAAGAATTTTTATTACCTATGAAATCAGTCTATGGTTTAGAAGACCTTAAAAAGACTTTGGCATTCCATCAGGTAATCTATACACCTAAATACATTAATAATATCCAAGAGTATCTTGTAAAGTGGAGTCAGTACATGATTAATATTAGTAAAGCTCAGCAGATGCGTATGCAGTTTGGCTGGTCAATAGGGCGTACTAGTAAGGAATGGGAATCTCGTACTTTTGTTGCTGGTGAAAATGAAATCATATCTTCTACCCAATCAGTTGAAGCCCCTGTATCGCCTTATGTTAAGCAGTTGGCAAAATACTTTGAGCCTATAGGTACATTTGAGAAGTGGCAAGAAACTGCCCATGAGTTAAAACGACCTGGCTTTGAGTTGCATGCTTTAATTTGCCTATCGGGTTTCGGTTCTCCATTGTTAGAATTTATTGACCAGGGAGGGTTTACTTTAGGTTTATATGGTAGATCAGGTAATGGTAAGACTGGAGCCATGTATGCGGCTGTCAGCACGTTTGGTAGTCCTAAGCCTCTATGTGTATTTGATAGTACAGATAACGGCTTGGTGCAGCGTTTTGTAGCTTTGCATAGTATGGTCTTTGGTCTTGACGAGGTAACTAACAAGGACCCAGAAGTATTATCGCAACTCATCCATAAAATATCTCAAGGCTCAGCCAAAATTAGGATGCAATCTTCTGCAAACGCAGAGCGTGAACACTCATTAAATTGCTCGTTATTTGGTATTCTAACTACTAACGATTCTATTGAAGGTAAGATTGAGCGCTTTAGAAATAGTCCTGATGGTGAAAGAGCGCGCTACGCAGAGCTTTATATAGAACAACCAGATGCCCTTAAAGGACCAGAAGGCGATGAGCTGGGCAGAAAGATATTTGATCCATTTAGATTTAACTATGGTCATGCAGGTCCTATGTTCATTAAAGAACTGTTTAAGTTAAGCACACCAGAAGTTATGGCGAGGTTAGCTAAATGGGGTAAGCGTTATACGGACGATACTCAAGGCGATGCATCTTATCGTTACTACAAAAACTTTATATCTTGTACGTTTGCTGCGGCTGAGATTGTAGTTGGCGCGGGTATTCTTGACTATGACATAGAACATATTTATAAGAAGACTATTGATACTTTGAATTACATGAAGCAAAACATTTCTAAGATCAATGCCAACGACTTTACTGCGGTTCTTAATGACTTTATATATGAGAATATGGGTAACATACTACGCCTTAAAGATGGTAAGGTAATTGATGAACCGCGCGGTAAGTTAGTTGCTAGGGTTGCTACGGATGAACCTACTCGCATATCTAAAGAAGCGCTTAAAGAGTATTTAAATAAACGCAAGATGTCTACCAGAGAGTTTGAGAAAGACTTAAAAGAACGTGGTGTTCTACTTAAAGTAGATAGAAAGCATTTGGAAACTGGGTGGAAAGCAACAACCAACTCCCAAGCATCTTATGTGTATTTAATTAAGAATGATTTCTTAGATGATAAGTCCGAACCAGATCATTGAGCCAGAGTGGTTGCTACCGTTTGAGGGTATGGGGGTTGGGGATAGTTTTTTTATTCCTACCCTTCGTCCTGCGGAGTTAATTTATTCTGTAGATTGTGGGGCTAAGCGCGCTGGAATACGTGTAAAGAGCTTTGTTACAAGTAAAGAAGGATACCTAGGGGTACGTTGCTGGCGCACCGCCTAGGGTTTAATACCAAATGCTTTAAAGGTTTGGACTAAGTTATATTTAACCAAGTTCTGCTCTTGCTTATTCATATCTAGTAAAACATCTCTATCTGCTTGGGATATTTGCATCAAGCGTATAGCCTTACCTTCTTGGCGCAATTTATTAAGTTCACCAATATTTTTATTATAGACTTCTACTACAGCTTCAGCTGTTGGGTTTCTGCTTAAAAACTTAGCGTACTGCACTGGGTCAGTTTTAAACATATTTACTTTGCCTGACAAATCTTGTATTTGTTTTTCTACGGCAGTAAACTCGCGGCTATCTACGTTAGGGGCTGCGCCAATAAATGAACCAATAAAAGGTGTTTGCTTAGCGCCCGCGGTTAAGCTCTTGTATTGTTTTTCACCAGACATTAAATACATGCCATTTACAGTAGATTCAATAACACGTGCCGGGCCATCTGCATAGCTATTGGCAAGGAAATAAATACTATTAGGCGACCAGTCGATAGCGCCATCTGTAGCGTTAGCTAAGTAACGAGCCATGTTTTTATAGATTACTGGGATGTTATCGCCACCTACATAAGCATCGCCCATGCGGCGGTTAGAGTCGTTATAAATACTTTGACCTAATCCGTTCTTGTTAACCACAAACTCCATAGCTGGTCGTAACATGCTAGGCGTTAAAGAATCAAGCATCCATAGTGCTGGGTTATCAGCAATATTCATACGGGATACTGGGATAGGTACAAACGAATCTAAAGAAATCTGTGTCAGTATATTATTTAAAGCACCGCCAATAGATTGATGTCCAGTTGTAACCATAGCCAGTTGAGCGCCACCCGC